ATGAAAAACCCCGACGCGCTGGCGGGCGCTGTCGGGGCGGATCAGAATAAAACCCCCTACGAAGAAGGTCCTGAGGCCGAACCATACCCGAAGCGGGGGCTGCGCGCAATCGCGCTATTTCAGGCAATTTGGGCAGCGCACCCGCACGACGCCGCCGACATCATGACCGAAGAGCTGCTGCGACTTTCTGCGGGAACACCGCAGCATGATGTTTTCGGGCTTGTCCGCGAGGATGCGCGGTGGTGGGCTTCCGTTGCCTCGCCCGCCGAACTTGTCGAATACATGGCCGCGGCCATGCGAGCCGTTCTGAATGGGCGCACGGCGCTCTGCCTAGAGCATCGCAAGCGCCTCATGGCCGAGATCTGGCGTAGCCTGCCAGAGGCTGACCGGCACTCGTTCCTGCGCCGTGCCGATCCGAGCGGCGCCTTCCGCAGTGGGAGCGCGCAATGACGGACGATCCATTTGACGGCATTGAACCGGAAACGCTGCCGAACGTCACGAGGCTGGATGAGTTCCGCAACCGGCCGCGACCAACTGGAAAGGCGGCACCGTCCCCCAAGCGAGCGAGCCGCTTCTTCTCGGCCGCCACGCTCGAAGGGAAGCCCGTGCCCCCTCGCCAGTGGCTGGTTGACGACCTCGTGCCGGCGCGCAACGTGACGTTGCTCTACGGTGACGGCGGCGTGGGGAAGTCGCTGGTGGCCCTGCAACTAGCGGCAGCGGTTGCCCTCGGGCGCCCATGGCTCGGACGGCCTACCGTCTCCGGCCATGCCATCTTCATGTCGGCCGAAGACGATGCCGACGAACTGCACCGCCGTCTGCAGGACATCACCCAGGCCGAGGGCGTGACCCTCGCGGATCTCGACCGCCTGACCATCCGAAGCCTTGCGGGCGAGGACGCGCTTCTTGCCATCCTGGACCCGCGCAGCGGCGTCCTGCACCCGTCCGACCTCTACCGCGAGCTGGACGCCTATCTTGAGGCCGAACAGCCGGCTGTGGCAGTTCTGGACACCTTGGCAGACCTGTTCCCCGGCAACGAGATCATCCGCGCTCAGGCGCGGCAGTTCATCGGGATGATGCGCGCCCTTGCGATCCGTCACGACTGCACCGTGGTGCTGCTGGCTCACCCCTCCCTGTCGGGCCTGCAAAGTGGCTCTGGGACTTCGGGAAGCACCGCGTGGAACAACTCTGTCCGGTCCCGCCTCTACCTTGAGCGCGTGATGCGGGACGACCGAGAGGACAATCCCGATGCGCGGGTGCTCACCAACAAGAAACAGAACTATGGCCGGACAGGTGACGAGATCGCCTTGACATGGAGGGATGGCGTCTTCGTCGCGGATGCGCCCGAACCCGGCCTTGACCGCACGGCACGCCGCAGCAAGGCCATGCGCAAGTTCATGGAGCTGCTGCGCAAGCTCGACCAGGAGGGCCGGGACGTGAACGCCCGCAGCGGCCCGAACTACGCCCCGAGCGTGTTTGCGGATCACCCCGACGCTGAAGGCATCACCAAGGTTGCGTTTCGCGAGGCCATGAACCTTCTGTTCTCGGAAGGAGCAATCCGCAACGCGCAGATCAAGCGCGACGGCAAGCTGGCGACCGTCATTCAGGAGGCCGAGTGATGCCGCATCTCCCCCGCATCTCCCCCGCATCTCCTAAAATCGGGTCCGCAACTCCCCCGCATCTCCCCCGCGCCTCGGCCGCATCTCCCCCGCATCTCCCCCGCGCAACTCCCTCCCTTCCTAAAGGAAGGGAATATGGCGTGCCGCCCTCGGGCGAGCGGCACACGCCTATGCCTGTGCCCGGACAGAACAGTCTTTGCCCTTCACTAAGCGGACGGCGGCTGGTCGCCGCCGAAGCCAATCTTGGCGCGCAACTCTCCGACCTCGCGTCTCGGGTGCGCAGGCTGGCACCGTCGCACCGAGACCCCGAGAGCTTCCATGCTGAGAAGAGCGAGATCGAGCACGAGCTTCGCAGGCTCGCCCGCACGGCCACCGGCCGATAACCCCGAAAGGAATGACGATGACTGACGACATGAACACGCAGGCCAAGGTCGCAGCCGCCAACTGGGTGGCCGAGGCTGTCCACACGCTTCTGGCTGACATCGAGGACGCGACCGGCTGGCCGCCTTCGGTGATCCTCAGCGGCGCACACGCCCTCATCATCAGCGAGCTTGCCCTTGCCCTTGGAGGGCGCATGGCAGCGGCGATGGCGCGGCAGTCGGCAGATCGCGTGTGCGACCTCCCCTCTCGGAAGCCCTACTCGCTGGCCGACGCGCCGCCTGTCGGGAGGGCGTGACCGTGGGCCAAGTCATCCACCTCATTCGCGCACTACCCGACGCGGTGCTGCACGAGATCGGCGATCATCTGCTTCACGCCTACGCTGCCTTGGAGAGGCCGAGCATGTCCGACGAGGACCGCATCGCGGCTCGCAATGCAGTCGCTGAGGCGCTGAACCACCTCGGCTTTCTCTCAGCAGGTGAGCCATGACCGTGGTCGCGGGTCCTTCCGGGCACCCCCCGGCGCGGGTAATTCGCACCCCGACACTTCAAGCTATACAAGCAAAATCAAGGGGGTAAATGATATGCGCATCTTGGAGGAGCTGGCCTTGGACGGCAAGCCGGTGCTCCGCATCGGCGCGTCGGACCTGTGCGAGCTGCTTTCCCTGACGCCCGGTGCGCTCTCGGACCTGAAGAAACGCGGGATCGCCGTCCATCGCGGACACGATGCCTACGACCTTGCGGCGACCGTGACCGCCTATGTCGTCCACCTCCGGGGCATCGCGGCCGGACGCGGCGGCGAGGAGCACACGGCCTCGCTCACGGCCGAGCGCGCCCGGCTCGCCAAGGAGCAGGCCGACGCCCAGGCGCTGAAGAACGGCGCCCTGCGCGGCGAGCTGGTGGCCGCCTCGGAGGTGGAGCGGGCATGGTCCGACACCCTGCGCAAGGTGCGCTCGCGCATCCTCGCCGTGCCGTCCCGCCTGCGCCAGGTGGTGACGCTCGCCCCCGCTGAGGTGGACGCCCTCGACCGCGAACTTCGGGACGCCCTGATGGAGCTTGGCAATGCCGACCGTTGACGAGATCACCGCCCGCGCCCTGCGCGCCCTCATTCCGCCACCCAGGCTGCGCCTGTCGGAGTGGATCGAGGCGAGCATCTGCCTGCCCGATGGCGTCTCGGCGCAGCCCGGACCTGTGCGGCTCTGGCCGTTCCAGCGCGAGATTGCCGACGCCATCGGTGACCCGCTGATCGAGCGCGTGACGCTGGTCAAGCCGGTGCGCGTGGGCTTCACAACCCTCCTGACCTCGGCCGTCGCGTCCTTCGTCGCCAACGAACCGGCGCCAATCCTCTGCCTTCTGCCCGCCGAAGCCGACTGCCGCGACTACGTGGTGTCCGATATCGAGCCGATCTTCGCCGCCTCTCCGGCCGTTGCGCGCGCCCTGGGCGACGACCGCGACGAGGGCGAGCGCAACACGCTGCTGTCGCGCCGGTTCCCAGGCGGATCGCTGAAGGTGGTGGCGGCCAAGGCGCCCCGGAACCTGCGCCGCCACAACGTCCGCGTCCTGTTCATGGACGAGGTTGACGGCATGGACGCCACGGCCGAGGGCTCGCCCCTCCTGCTGGCCGAGCGGCGCACGCTGTCCTTCCCGAACCGCAAGATCGTGCTCGGCTCCACACCCGTCCACGAGGACACCAGCCACGTCCTGCGCGCCTGGGCGCAGTCGGATGGCCGGATCTTCGAGGTTCCCTGCCCGAGCTGCGGCGCCTTCTCGGAGATCCTGTGGGATCAAATCGTCTGGACCGACGCAGACCCCGACACGGCCCGGTGGCGCTGCCCGCACTGTGCTGACGAGATCGCCGAGCGGCACAAGGCCCAGATGGTCGCAAGCGGCATCTGGCGCGCTACGCGGCCCGAGGTGCAGGGACACGCTGGCTTCCGGCTGAACGCCCTCGTGTCGCTGCATGCCAACGCGGCGTGGCCGAAGCTGGTGGCCGAGTTCCTGACCGCGAAGGACGACCCGACCACGCTTCAGACCTTCGTCAACACGATCCTCGGACAGGGCTGGCGTGGCGCGGGCGACGAGCTGCAGGACGACGAGCTGGCGGCGCGAGGCGAGGCGTGGGGCCTGTCGGCAGTCCCGGCCGAGGTGCTGGCCCTGACGGCGGGCTGCGACGTGCAGCACGACCGGATCGAGGTGACCTTCGTCGGCTGGACCGAATCGGGCCTCGCCTTCGTTCTCGGGCATCGCGTGATCTGGGGCGCGTGGGATGCCGAGGACACATGGGCCGAGCTTGACGACCTGCTGCGCGAGCGGTTCCCTCACGCCCTGGGCGGCCGGATCGGGCTGGACGCCGTGGCGATCGACGCGGGCGACGGGACGACCATGCACAAGGTCACCGCCTTCTGCGGCCCGCGCACCCGGCGCCGGGTGCTGGCGATCAAGGGCGCCTCGGGCAACCGGCCGCTGATCGAGCGCGCGGGCAGCAAGACGAAGACCGGCGCGCGGCTCTGGATCGTGGGTGTGGACACGGCCAAGCTTCAGATCTTCTCGCGCCTCGGCCGTGGCGCCTCCATGCGCCTCTCGGCCGAGCTGCCGCGCGTCTGGCACGAGCAGGTGGCGTCCGAGCGGGCGGTGCTGCGCTACCGGGCAGGCCAGCCGGTGCGGACCTTCGAGCGCATCCCAGGGCGCCGCGCCGAGGCACTTGACTGCCTCGTGTACGCGCTCGCCGCGCGGCAGATGGTCAATCCGGATTGGGACGCGCGGCGGTCCGAGCTGGTGGCGAACGCCGCCCCGGCCGCGCGGAAGGCGCCAGTGCTTACTTCAAGCTGGATGCAGAGGTGATTCGGCGTCTGAGATCGGCCACATCGTCCCGCGCTAGGCCGATCTCTCGGCGAACCCACTCGGGATGCTTCGCAAGGTATCCGACGGACCGACCGAGAATATACGCGATGTTGTTGTGCGGCACCGAACGAGCGATAGCTGTCATCGCCGCCTTGCGAGCCGACGTGGATGTCACTGCGAAGAGGAATGCCGCGCGCTCGAAATCGTCAATCTGCCGCGAAAGCGCGTCCAGCTCCGCATGCGTCCAATCTGGAACGCGATCAGCCATCACCATCCCTCACGCGTCCGCATACTCTTCCCACTCGTCCCTCTTGGGAAGGAGTTGGACTCCCGTGTGTTCCGTGAACCGGATACCGCCGGCCTGAAGCGCCGAAAGGATGGCGGCAGAAGTTGCAGACCGCCCGCCAATTCTCCCACTCGCCGCCTCAAGCCGCTTGATCGTCGGAAGCGACACGCCCGACGCCTCAGCTAGATCGGCCTGCGACCAACGGAGCAGCGCCCTCGCCGCCTTGATCTGCTCAATTGATACTTCTGGTATTGACATGGGGCCGGGACGAGTGTTGATACTTTCGGTATTGAAACACATTGGCCAGGAGCCTGCAATGCCGAACGCTCATGTTCCGGCGACCGATATCGGTTTGCCTTCGTCCAGCGCCATGGCGCCGAACATCACCGACATGCACGACGACGCGGCGATCCTGCGCGGCCTGATCGAGGCCATGGACGCGCTGTCCGAGCACATCGGCCCGAAGGGCAACGGCCTCTATGCCTGCATCAACCGCGCTCTGCCGCTGTCGGTGAAGCTGTCTCAGGATCTGGAAAGGCTGATGGACCATGCAGCCTGACCGCATCACCCGCCGCGCGGCCTTGGCCGCCCCTCTCGCCCTTGCCGCCGCGCCTGCGGCCGCCGCCGAGGCACGGCCGCAAGAGACCCCCGTCCTGCGCCTGTTCCGAGAGTGGGAGGCAATGGACGCTCAAATAGATAAACTCTCGGGCGAAGCCGCGGATGCCATGCTCGCGGATCTTCTGGCCTTGGAGTTGCGCCTTCGCTCCACCCCGAGCACCGGCGTTGCAGACTTCGCAGCGAAGGTTGTTGCGTTCTCCTTCTGGGGCGGTGCCTGCCTTGACGCGTGTGACGCACCCGAGATCTGGGCCGAAGCCCGCGCCCTGCTGGGGGTGCTGCCGCGCGCCTGACCTCAAACGCAAGACGCACCGTGCGTTGTGCGATTGTTCTTGACGCCGCCCGAGGCTGAATGCACCATCGGTCGTGCGTTTGGAAGGTGAGGGCATGGCAGAGCTTCGAAAGATGACCATGGGAGAGATCGCTGAGATCGCCGACCTCCCGAAGGAGACGGCGAGGGCGCGTTTGAAGACCGCCCTCGGCGGGATCAAAAACTCTTATGGTTGGGCGCGCTTCGACGTGCCGTCCACGTTGCGGATTGCCGTCCACGCGGAAATGATGCGCCGCACGGGCATCGGACAAATTGCTCTGCGGACAGCCGACTTCGTCGCGGGTTCCTACCACAACTTCGCCGCCACCCCGCCGCACACGATCCGGCGCAAGGGCCAGCTCGACGGAAGCTACCTGGTCTTCCGCCAGTTGTCCGAAGGCGAACCCATTTGGAACGGGACTTGGTGCCCGAGCCAGAAGGAAGCCCTCAATCTGGCCGGAGAATACATCTTCGAATCGTCGCTCTGCATGGAAGCAGCGGGCTTCTACTTCCTGAACGTGTCCACGGTCGCGGATTGGGCGCTGGATCGCATCTTCGACCTTCAAGGCATTGACGGCAACGAGGCGAGGGTGCCGCAATGAGCTTCCCCTTTGGCATCCTCGACCGGATATTCCGGGCCACGTCCAAGCGCAGCGGGATCGAGGCGGGGGGCGGCGGCCGCCGCTGGCAGGGAGCGCCGATGCTTGGCGCTCCGCAGCAATCGGCGCTCGCCGCCCGTGGGGCCGTCAAGGCCCGCGCCTCGGGCCTCTATCTCAACACCCCCCAGGGCAACCGCATCGTGGAAGCGTGGGTGGCCGCGCTGGTGGGCAAAGGCTTCCAGGCGCGCTCGCAGCATCCCGACCCCATCACGCGCCGCCGCCTGAATGATGACTTCGAAGCGATGGTGGGGCCGATCCTGACCCCCTTCGCCCGCGCGCTGGTCCGCGACGGCGAAGCCTTCGTGCAGATCGTGGTGCAGGAAAGCGGCGCCCTGCGCCTGAAGCTCATTCCGGCCGATCAGGTTGACCCCTCGCTGTCGCGCGACCTCGGGAACGGCGGCCGGATCGTCGCCGGGATCGAGTTCGACGCGGCCGACGAGGTGGTGGCCTATCACGTCCTGCGCGAGGCGCCGGGCGCCCCCTTCGTGAGCTACGGCGCCCCGCTGCGCGTCCCGGCCCGCGACATGATCCACGTCTTCGACTCCCTCTTCCCCGGACAGGTCCGGGGCCTCTCGTGGCTGTCGCCGGTCCTGCTGAAGCTGCGCGACCGCGACGAGGCATCCGACGCGCTGCTGATGCAGCTCAAGACGGCCTCGCTCGTCACAGGCTTCATTCGCGACCCGGACGGCAGCGCGGCAGGCTTCGACGGCGAGGCGAGCGGCGGGGGCATCAACGTGGCGCTGGAACCCGGCGCCATGCGGATCCTGCCCCCCGGCGCAGATGTGACCTTCTCGAACCCCGGACAGGGACTCGCCCAGGCGGTGGAGTTCCTGCGGGCGCAGGACCGCGAAATCGCCGCAGGGGCGGGCCTGACCTTCGAGGCCCTGACCGGCGACCTCGGCGAAGCGAACTATTCCTCGGCCCGCGTGGGTCTCCTGGAGTTCCGCCGCCGCGCCGAGATGCAGCAACACAACCTCATCGAGACGCCGTTCCTGCGCCCGCTCTGGCGGCGCTGGATCGACACCTTGGCCCTTGCGGCCGCCATCCCGACCGACCCTGCCAGTCTGGCCGACCACCACGCCGTGCGCTTCGTGCCGCCCGGCTGGCCGTGGGTGGACCCGCAGAACGAGGTGAACGCCGATGTGGCCGCCATCGCAGCGGGCCTCAAGAGCCGCGAAGAGGTGGTGGCGGGACGGGGCCGCGACATTGACGACCTAGACGAAGAGCGCGCCCGCGACGCCGTGCGCCCGACCGATGGAGAGACCGCTTGACCCTGCACCTTCGCGCGGCGACCCCGCGCCCCTCGACGCTCGACCCCGAGGCCCGCACGATTGAAGCCATCGTCTCGACCGGCGCCGATGCCCCGCGCGCGGGCTTCGTGGAACGCCTCGACTTGCGCGGCGTGGATCTGTCGCGCCTCATCGGTGCGCCCGTTCTGGACGCGCACCGCGCCGCCTCGACCCGCGACCAGCTCGGCGTGGTCGAAGCCGCTGAGCTGCGCCCCGAAGGGCTGTGGGTGCGGATGCGCTTCCGTAGCAACGACGCCGCCCAGGCGGTGCTGGCCGATATCGGCGACGGCACCCTGCGCGGCCTGTCCATCGGCTACAGCGTGGCCGAGTGGAAAGACATGCGGGACGGCAACCGCCGCATCCGCACCGCAACACGATGGACGCCCTTGGAAGTGTCCATCGTCCCGGTCCCGGCCGACTCCGGGGCACACTTCCGCAACGGAGAAATGGAAATGCCGCAGACGCAGCAAGATGCCGGGCATGCGCCCGCCGCTGGCGTGGTCCTGACCCGCGCCGAGATCAACGCCGAAATCCGCACCATCGCCGAGACGGCGGGCCTTACCCGCTCCTGGGCGGATGCGCAGATCGACGCCGAGGCCACGGCCGAGGATGCCCGCGCCGCCGCCTTCGAGGCCATGCGCACCCGCAGCGCGCAGACCGCGCCGCGCACGAGCCGCGCCTCGATCACCTTCGACCACACCGACCCGGCCGTGGTGGTTCAGCGTGCCGGCGAAGCGCTCTTTGCGCGCTCGCACCCGGAACACGCCCTGTCCGAGGCCGCGCGGCCCTATGCGCACATGACCACAGTGGACCTTGCGCGGGACTGCCTGCACCGCTCGGGCCTGTCCTGCACGGGCCTCGCGTCCGAGGGGATCATTACCCGCGCGCTGCACACCACGTCCGACTTCCCGCTGATCCTCGGCGATGCGGTCGGGCGCGAGCTGCGCACCGCCTACTCGGCCGCGCCGGCCGGGATCTTCCAGCTTGCGCGCCAAACCACGGTGCGCGACTTCCGCGCCAAGAACGCGATCCAGTTCGGCGGCCAGCCGGATCTGGAGAAGGTGAACGAGAGCGGCGAGTTCAAGCACGGCACCTTCGAGGAATCGGCCGAGAGCTACAGCATCGCGACCTTCGGCAAGATCTTCGCCATTTCGCGGCAGGCGCTGGTGAACGACAACCTGGGCGCCTTCACGTCCGTTCCGGCCCGCCTGGGCGCCTCGGCCCGCGCCTTCGAGGCGGCGCAGCTCGTCGCGAAGCTGACTGCCAATCCGGTCATGAGCGACGGCGTGGCCGTGTTCCATGCCGACCACAAGAACCTGTCGGCCGAGGCTATCATCAACGCCACGTCGCTCGCGACGGCCCGCATCGCGATGCGCCGTCAGACCGGCCTGACTTCCGAGCTGGTCGCTGTGACGCCGCGTTTCGTCGTGGTGCCGCCCGAACTGGAACTTGCTGCGGAACGGATGCTGACCGAGATCCAGGCGGCGACCGTTGCGGAGGTCAACCCGTTCTCGAACCTGTCGCTGGTGGTTGAGCCCCGCCTGACCAACGCGGCGCAGTGGTATGTCGCGGCCGATCCGGCATCTATCGACGGCCTCGAATACGCATATCTCGAAGGCGCCCCCGGCCCGCAGATCGAGAGCAAGGCGGGCTTCGAGGTGGACGGCGTGCAGATCAAGGTGCGCCTCGACTTTGGCTGCGGCTGGATCGACCACCGCGGCTGGCACCGCGTCGGCTGATGGCACTCTCGGTCGATCAGCTTACGGCCATGCGCGATGCCCTCATCGGGTATCGTGCGAAGGGCATCCGGACGGCTCAGATGCCCAACGGCGAGCGGGTGGAGTTCAAGACCGACGCCGAAATGGCCGCCGCCATTCACGACCTCGAGGTGCGCATCCGGCGCGCCTCGGCACCCCCGCCGGCCGTCGTCCGGTTCTCAACATCGAAGGGCGTATGACATGAAGAACTATGTGCAGTCGGGCGATACCCTGACCTTTACCGCCGCCTCTCCTGTGCTGGCGGGGCAAGGCGTCGTGATGGGCTCGCTCTTTGGCGTGGCCGCCACCGCAGCGGCTCCGGGGGAGCCCTTCGAGGCCGCCTTGAAAGGCGTCTTCGTCTTGCCGAAGGCAGATGTGGCCGTGACGCCGGGTGCCGCCGTGTACTGGCTTGAAGCGGCCAGCGCAGTGACGACCGAGGAGACCGGAAACCGCCTCATCGGCGCCGCGACGAACGGTGCAGACGCAGAGGCGCCGTCTGTTGCGGTACGGCTGAATGGCGTTGCCGGCTGAGTGCTGTGAACATCCCGAGGCGCGCGCCCGGCGCGCCTCGGCATCCGCGCCGGACGTGGTCCGGTTTCCAAATTCGAGGGGCTTCTGACATGGGCGCACGACCGACCGCTTTGAAGCAGGCAGATCTGACACGCTATCTCAAGGCCGTGCTTGCGGCAGGTGTGCGCGTTGGACGCGTGCTTGTTCGGCCCGATGGTTCGGTGGAGATTGTTCCCTCCGGTGACGACTTGTCGGAGACTGAGAACCCGTGCGACGTGCTGCTGAGAAAATGA